TGCTACAGCTATGACGAAGCTATAGAAAAAATTGCTGAGTACAAAAAGAAAGCAAACAAATATGATTTGCTTCAAACTGTTTTAAATAAATTTGAGGATCTTAATGACTTTTGAAATGACACGCATAAAGCAAAGGCTTGCTGATCTTGAAAGTAATCAAAGATCCTTACTTAAAATTACAGATGGACTTCTCAAACAAATGGAAACCACGCAGCAAGCAATTCTTGAACTTGATGAAATTGTCAAAAAAAATACTGGTAAAGACCACCCCTGATCTCTACCAGTACTCCACCCATTTGTCCTAACACCTAAGGACACCATT